AATGGGGATTATGGACAACACCAGACTCCTTCTGACCCGTGCGCCAGGAGAAGGCTGTATGGCACTCGGGGCACCACATCTGGTCACAGCCCTCAATCTTTGTGATTAGCACAGCACAGCCAGGACAGGGGCGGCTATCCTTGGCTAGCAGCTTTGCAGTTGCCACATTATCGGGATTACAGGTGTGCTCTGCATCACGATTCTCACCCTTTAGCTCATGACACTCTGGGCAGGCCCATTTGGAACAGAGACCACATTTCCACGCGGAACTCAAGAATCCGCGGCACTCGGCATCTGGACACTTGCGAATGAAGGTTGATTCGGACTTGACCTTCTCACCGCGGCCATCACGGAGAAGACGGATTTGATAATATGCATCTGCTCTCAGAGTATAGACACGATTGATGTCCTTGTTTATCTCGGCCTGCTTCGCATAGAGATCTTTGAGATCCTTATCAAAGGGGGGAATGAGTTCTCGCTCCATTTTCTCGGCTGATCGGATCTGTTCGGCGCGATACTGAGTTGCGGGCATGAGGGCAATCTCGCGATCGAGAAGAACATTCTCACGATGTTTCTTGTAATCTCCCATTCGGTAGGTCATTGTAAGATTATCATCGACGAACTCACGCTCCCAGCCACGAGAGCAATGCATGCAATGGGGATCATTGGTGCTTGTAGTGAGGAAGGTCTGAATACACCTGCGACATGCAGATTTCTCACAGAAGCAGCACTTAATCTCAGTATTTGCTGCCTTATTGTATGGCTCCACGCAGATTGCGCACTGTGGTTTTACCTCGGGCTTTACCTCTGGTTCAGGCTTTTGCTCTTGCTTCGCCTTAGAGGTAGGCAGGGCAACAATTGTATTGACTGGGACTGTCTTCTTAATAACGCGTCTCTTAGGATTATCCATTTGTGATTTACCAGGCGTGGGCAAACGAATTCAAATTTTAGCTCGTATAATGAAAAAAAATCTATAATCTGAATTGCGACTCGGCTTATTATACTGCGGATATTAAATATGAAATCTCCTTAGAGATCTAGAATTAATTTATTAGCCTCTAGTATAATGTCTACTGTAGTAAGGCAGCTAAAGGAGCTTCCCGAGAAGTCATATGTTGCTGCAGCTGCATTTAATGCCGATGTGTATACCTACACGGTAACTCAGAGTCAAACTACCTTTCAGAAGACGGGTACTCTAGCTGCAAATGTCTCAGGTGCTACGGCAGTAACCTGTGCTGCTGGAACTATCTTACGTGAGAATGGCAAGAAGCTATACCCTGCAGCACATAATGGTGTCACCACACTGATGGTTGGTGTTTTCTGGAATACTTCAAAGACTGACACCACTACGTCCAACATGTTAAGTGGTTTCATTGACCCTAACTCCCCCAAGTTTGCCGTGTTCAGTGCTGATCGCCCTAACTATATGAATGTTCTACCGGTTGATCCTACGGGCGGCCTAGCTGACCAGGGCGCTCCGGTTGTAACCAATGGTATGGTATCTTCTAGAGTTGTTGCACTTGGTGTTCTTAGTTCAGCTGGAACATCTACACTTGATCTCAGCACTGGACGCATTTTCACACTCACCCTACCTGCTTCTGGAACTAATACGCTAGGTGTATCTCCATCTACACTTCTACCTGGTGTAGTTGTTAATCTAGTAATTACTGGAGGGGCAGGAACTTTAACCTTAGGAACCGTATTCAAGAAGTCTGCAGTATCACCTTTTACTGGTGCAGTCTTAACGCTTGCAAGTGGAACTATTTCTATGGCATTTGTTTCTGATGGAACCAACTTATGGGAGGTATCTAGAACTGCTGCACTAACTTAATAAACTGGCCATAATGCCTTACCATAATAATGCCAGGCAAACCAATACAAATGACGGGTTCCCATCTGGGAATTACATTCAGGACAGATTGGCATGATGTTTTCAGAACACATCATGCCACCCTTTGACTCAGCTAGAATATGGCCTGCACTATAGGATTCTGCACTAATCACATTCATTGAGCATACGGGACACTGGGCCTTCTCTACAGAACCATATACCTTGCGCCAAATTACACTCTTGAACCACTCAGGCACAGCTTCTTTTCTTAGCTTACTTCCTGCGCTAGTATCTAGAACCTTATATTTCTCAGCAAGCTTATTATTTGCAATCCGTGCAAGCTCCTTTAATTCGCAGAGTGATGTTGCGGGCTCAGATGCAGTGATAAGCTGCTCTTGTGGCACTTCTGTTACCTCTTGCAGTTCAGCTGTTTCCAAGTCGTCCATAGTAAATGCAACAACGGGAGTTGCACTAAATGTTGGCACAGGAGCAAGTTTAATTCCTATAATGTAGCCACCTTCTCTTGGAAATTTCTTTGCGGGAAGATGAGTATATAGAGTTTTATGGGTAATATTTAATCTCTGTATAATTTCTGATTCAAGCGTCCTTGCTTTTAGATCCGAATCATCGTAGCGCGAATCAAGTGTCCATTTCTTCTGAATAGCAGCCATTTGTATGTAAAAATACTGTTATAAACGCCATCAATTTTTACTGACTGGGCTTACCGTCGAGTCGCCGTCCTCTTCCACTAAAGGGAACAAAGACACCTGCTGGGGCTGCTGGGGCTACAGGTATTGGCGCAACAGGAAGAAATGATGAGGAGAATACTTCTGTTAGAGGCTCCGCTACAGGCTCCGCTACAGGACTAGGAGGTCTATCGATCGCCCTCTCAAGCTCTACGCGAAGTTCACCATCTGCCAGACATACTGAATCAGGCGTCAAACTCTCAACAACGAACTGGTGCATCTCAGGCAGAGATGGGTCTACAATTGCTGAAAGAATTCCCTTCTGAATCACACCCAGCTGATTCAGAGCCTCAGTGAGTCCCTCTAGAAACATGGGCCCCTCAACAGTTGCACCAGTCAATGGTCTAATTGTAATTGCCTGCCCCTTTGGTAAGGCCTCAAGAATTGGCTCCATGATTACCTCCTCACCCTCAGAAAGTGTAAGACGCTCAAGCACCCAGGGAGGCACAAAGACTACATCATCTCCAATATCATCTGTATAAGGTCCCTCAATTGCAATAGCAATAGTCTCACCTTGAACATTTGTCACGTAGACAAAGCAACGTGCCGAGTCATCAAGCTGTCTCACAGTGCTCTGATAGAACCTCGTAGAGCAGCGAACACCCCACCAGGGGCCGGTGCCTTCAGAGCTAAATGTATGTGGATAGACAATCGGCATTATGTGTAACTGCACATGCTGAGTGTTAGGCTTCAATTTTTTTAGTCAGGCAAATTAATGTTGTAAATTATTTCTTCTGGCTTCCATAGCTTCTTGCTTATCATCTATATTACATGCTGGGCAACCGTCAGGTTTTCTCACATCTGAAATATTTAGAACACGGTCTACTTGGGGGAGATGAAGACGAATATCACGCACAATAGTAAGACCGCGTAAAAATGCAACATTATTCATAAAATGTTCAATATGAGTTTCAATTGGAAAAATTTCTTCAACAAACGCTTGTGCAGCCTTGCGTGTTATAATATAGCAATGTGCACCGATGAAATGAAGAATACGCTTGAACGGACTTAGATCTGTACTAGTATCAACTGGAGTATGACTCCATCCTAGAATCCATAAATCCCATATAGGAGGTAAATCCTTAGCACAATCCTTAACCATCATTGCAAAGGTTGCAGGTAACTGTGCATCATCTTCCATTATTAAGGCATATTTTGCTCCGGATTTCAAAAATGCCTGCCAGGCTTTTAAATGCGATAAGGATGAACCAATTGCACCACGACTGTGAATTTCATAATGCGAGCGTCTATATTCTGTAATAACTTGAACCCGGGTATTCATTCCAATACGCTTGTCTTTTTTAATATCAACTGAGAGTCCGTGCACTGCTGAAATTCGTTCAACTGGGGGCATTGCTGTAAGAGCAAATTGCCGTTCAAACATTCTTTTGCGATCAGGCCTATTATCCAAATTTATATAATAAAGCCTGGTATCCGTGAGATCTTTCATCTCTCTAATCTAAGACAGAATTAGTGGGTATGTTCTCCAAAAGAAAAAAAACACCGGAAATGTCTCTCTTTGATATTTTTCAAAGCCTGGAGATTGAACAATATAAAAAAACAGTCTTACAAGAGAGATATTTAGAAGTATTGTATAATTTTCATCGGAGATCTATTACGCTTGCATATATGTTTTACATAACCCGCATTATAATGACCGTTGGGAGTATATTAGTTCCAGCATTTCTTTCCATACAGGGTTCCACATTTCAAATGCAGATTTATTGGGCAACCTGGGTCTTATCATTATCCGTTACTATTTCTAATGGCTTCATGACATTGTTTAAGATAGATAAGAAGTATTTTTTTATTAATACTACACTGGAACTTTTACACTCTGAAGGCTGGCAGTACGTTGGTCTGAGTGGGCGATATGCTGGAAAAGATGGTGTCGCCCCAACACATGAGAATCAGTTTCTGGTTTTTTTTCACATGGCGGAAAAGATAAAGATGCGACAAGTTGAAGAGGAGTATTGGAAATTTACTGACACATCAGGTGTAGGAAATGCAACAAATGCAAAATCACCACTAATAACTCCGACACCTGTTACACAGCAGGGGGCAATACGAGCATTGCCTGAAGAGCAAAAAGATGTAATAGAGCGCTGGGTAGGAGATATGAAATCAAATATGTTAGGATTACAGCCGAGAGTAAAGAATATAGCAGGCAAATTAGATGAGAGGACAACCTCTTCCGGAATTTCTAAATCTTCCAGTAATTCCGAAATGCCAGTGCGATCCAGCTTGCAATCGGACTCCATTGCCAAAGAACCCCTGGTGCGAATATCACAAGCCACAAATACAAGTGAATCCGACGCAGAATCTGAAGGTAACTCCTCAATTTCAACAGAAATACCTGAAAACACGATCATTAAGATCGTGCATGAAGAGTCCGATGTCTGGAGCGGAGCCAATACGCGATCTTAATGCATGGAATAAGAATAAAAGTCTAAAAGAAACTCATAATTGTTTTACTTATTCTATGAATGTCGTTGATGCCAAGCTTATAAAAAAGTGCAATGAGACGACTGATTGCAATGTGGGATTCCATCAGCCCGGTTATGCATCTGGATATGGTCATTTTCCAGAGAAGCACAGAAAGGGTTGCATCGATATGGTTTCTCGTATGTGGGGGGATAACCCTGAAGTTCGGGCAATAAAGTTTCATCAGCGTTGTGCTGAAGGCACGAGTAAGATTGCTTTAATTGTAGATCCTAAGCGTGACTATCACTTTCTAAGACAGGATAAGGTTGACAATCAAGAGGAGAATGGAACCTGGTCTCATAAACCTGGTTCAATGGATGTTACGACGAAGGATGCCTCTGGTCGGCCTATACTAAGACCAGACAGAGCCCTATTTATCTATAAAGATCATAAGGAACCATTAGAATATACGAAATTCTGTGGGTATTATTGTGTTCCTCGTGGAAAACCCCTATATCTAATGTCAAATACACGCCTTGAAGGTGGGGCTAAATCTGGGGCCTCTGACTTTTCTTTTCCAAGACCCAGTCGCTACCTGCAGACCCGGAGGAAATCAAGGGGTGGGAACCGTCAGTAAGAAGATCAAGTGCTTCTGCTGCATCCAGACGATCAATTGGATTTGCACGTGTCAGGCCTATTAATACTTGCTTAATTTTTGAACTCTTTGCTAACCATTTACTCGATATTGAAAATCCTGGGATTGCCATTTGAATTTCTAGAACTTGCAGAAGAACTGCACCAATTGACCAAGCATCAAATCCCGGCCAATAGACTTTCCAACAGCTTAGCCAAGCATGCTGTTGAAAACTCCTTGAATTCTTAGTCCATTCATAAAGTTCACGAGACCAGTGAATCGGGTTTACTTCGCAAAGTGCTGCTAGACGTTGAACTGCAGGTTTTTCTTTTTCCATTCCGCGAATGAGTTCGTGTAGCGGAGCATTTGCATGGGTCCCTAGCATCAGAGTTACTTCTGGAGTTTCAGTATCGTGATCGAAGGTATATACTCTCCAGCGGGCCTTAAGGTCATCAATCTTTAAAGTATCTGGTTGAAAGGTAAAGCCAAAATCTATGAGTTTCGGCTTATTCTGTTTATCAAAAAGGAAATTCTGTCCCCAAATATCAAAATGACAAAGGTTATTTGTCACTAGGAATGCTCCGCATGCAATGATTTCTTCGCAAAATCTGAAATAATCAAAGACATAGGGATCTAGATTAACACGACTGAGAGGATATCCGCCCCAGGGCATAAGAAGTTGAATTGAATCCTGGAGTTTATTTGTTTCTAGGTAATCGCATTTATCAATATCTTTATCATCCTGTCTGGACTTTGCACGAGGTACGCAATTATCTAAGTCTGAAATAATAGTGTAATCAGAAGAATTTGGAATATTATGTAATATTTTGGCAACTGCAAGTTCATTTTGAGCATCATATTTTGAAGTTATTTTTCCAACAAGGCTATAGTCGTTAGCATGGCTAATATCCTTACCCTTCTTTTTTCTACATTTTAAGATTGGCTGGTAAATACATCCGTATGTCCCCTTACCAAGAATCCGGCCACCCCACATATCTACTTCAGGTAAAGTTTTGTAGCAATAGAAAATACCTTAGATTAGGAGATGTCATGGGAGTTATTAATGTTCAGTATAGTAATATTACTTTTTATACTGTTATCCCTTGATATTTATAACCCATTTGCATATTTTAAAGAGAGCTTTACGACAGGTCCCGGTGATAATCAATTCTTGCTTACATACTTTCCTCGTCGGGGTGATATTTCATTTGGATCAGATGATTCCAGATATATTCAGGAAAACCGTCATGTTATGGGTTATGCAGATGTTCAGAGATTGGGTGCGAAATATGATTTCTGTAGAATGCTAGTTCCCAAGGGCTCTAATGATGAATCTCAGATGTTCTTTGCATGTGCATTGGCAGGAACCGAAAATCTAGAATCCACCGCATTCAGAACTGCATCAGTGGAGAATGGATTTCGGACAAGTCGTGATGATTATATGAGCGATGTAGATAAAGATGGTAAGTCCGATTATTGTGCAGTAGTAAAAATGCCAGGGGGGAGATTTGAGGCCCAGTGTTATAGGGCTCTTTCTACTACCTTTGATTCAAGACAAATGATTGATTCAAATCCACCTGAAGATATTGCTGAAATTGTATATTTTTATGAGGGCATTATGTTCTGGTTTCGGTTCATTGATGATATGAAAGATTATGCAGAGAATTTGACAACCTATACCTCAGGAGATCTTCGGATTGATGAGGTATCTGTGAAGACACTGCCTTCCCAGATTATGGATAAAGAAACTAAGACAACTACGATGGATGATCGTATTCAAGTTACTGATGGCCTGCAATTTAATGGTATTAATCAATTCATTCGTCTGGGGGATTCTCCAGATATGAGTTTTGGCAAGAAGATATCCTTGCCAACCCTTAAGGCAATATGTTTTTGGGTAAGATTTGATGAATTTACAAATAATGCTCATATCTTAGACTTCGGAAATGGTGCAGGGATTGACAATATATTTATTGGAATAGTGGGGCGTGGGGATCAAAGCCTGGATGATAGTTCTGAATTGAGGAAAACTGAAGATACCTGTGTAATTCCAGAACCCCCGTCAGGACCACAACCAGTTCCAGATATGAGTCCACAAGCCCTCATGCTTTCTACTGCAAATGTGGACGAGTATATTTATGATAAAGAGATATTCCCACGAAAGTTACCGCCAATTAAGCCATTCAGTAATGCGAAGGCGCAGGCCCATGGAAATCCTAAGACTGCTACGCTCATTTACGAGGTGTGGAATGGCAAACTACGTATGGAGCATGTAAATGTCTTAAAGGCATTTGAACTGCGCAAGTGGACGCATTGTTGCATAACAACTGCATCTGGAGATAGTGTTAGACCCGCACTACAGATATGGATTAATGGAATAAAGATGGCAGAGAAACAGGGAGCCCATCTTCCTCAGACATCGATAACAAGCAATAACTATTTTGGAAAAAACAATTGGATGTCAGATTCATCACAATTTGAGAATAAGCCTGAGCTTTTCCGAGGGGGGCTTTTCGATTTCCGTGGATATTCACAGCCAATGGCTCCAGGGAAACTAAAGAAGGCAATTGAATGGGGGAAAAAGAGATTAGGAATTTAATAATTTATAGTATAAAGATAGATGAGTAAAAATAGCCCGGGACAGATTGAGGCTGCAGGTAAGTTACATGTTGAAATAGAAGGTGAAGATTTAAATCCAATAGCGCAAAGTGAATCAGGTATACGTAATCCGGGCGAAGAAACACCCGATCCTAGCGCTGCTTCTCCTGCTCCTGACCCAGTAGTTGTTAATAATATTTCAGAACATCCAAAAACTGATAAATTAACTGCAATTCATATATTAGATGTAGTTTGTAATAATTTAAATAAATCATTTAATTCTACAGTAACTGCAGTAAAATCTAAAACAACCGTAGCTCAACGTGTAGGTGAAGGCATTATAGAAACAGCCGCACAATTAGATACGGTAGCAAATATTTCAAAATATGCAGTTTCTGGATTATGTATTGTAGGGGTTGCTAGCGCAGCAGCTGCGTGGCCTGCATTAGTTGGAATAGCAGCTATTTCTGTTATATTATCTCAAATATCAAATGCTATAAGATTAAACAGAGAATTAGAAGAGTTAATTCTTATAGTAAATAGTCAAATTCAACGTATTCATAATATTTATTGCGTATTAGAAGAAATATCTAATGAACACCGATTTCCTATAAATACTGAAATGCTTAAAAAATATTTAATTATTATACTTTCAAATATTCTGTTAGTCTGTGGTAATGATTCGTATAAACAAATAATAGATGGTTTACAAATGAATCCTAATATAAAAGACCTTCAAGTGTCAGTAACACCATCAGTTGCACCAGGTCATTCACAATCAGTTGGATTAAAATTTTTTAAATATTTATTAGGCAGGAAAAAGGTCGAGGCTGCCCATACGGATTTAAATGCAACAACTATTGATTTTCAACGTGCAGTAAATCCAGAAACAAAGAATAAATGGTATAATAATATAATTGAAAAAGCAAATAGAATAATTGATCCGAAGGAAGTAATACGTGGAATTTCAAGAGATCTATTATTACTTAATGTATATTTTTCTATACTATTATCTGAATTTGATATATTATCTAGAGAATTTGCTGAAAAACAAAAGGGTGAATATTTAAGACAGATTGAACTTGCGCAAATGGAAACTTCATTAGAGAAAAAGGTTAGTGCATTATTATTAGTTTCCAAGCTACAGAATGCAAAAAGTATATGGCCTAGTGGAGAAACATATAAGAAATTTTATAATCAATTACCAAAAAGTAATATGGCCGTCTTTATGATTGAAAAATCAACTGGACAATCACTCCAAGAAATTATGACGGGTAAGCCAGAAGTAGTTCAATCAACAGATGGAACTACTTCACCAAAATTAGTATTTAAACCAGAATTAAAAGAAATGATGAAAAAACTTGGCACAACAAGAAGATCATTAAATTTAACTAGTTTAGATCCTACCGCCCA